CAATAGTTGTTAATGATGACATGGTTATATTAGGTGGAAATATGCGATTTAAAGCATGTAAAGAAGCCGGATTAAAGGAAGTGCCAATTATTAAAGCAAGTGGTTTATCTGAGGAAAAACAGAGAGAATTTTTAATCAAAGATAATATCTCAGGTGGTGAATGGGATTGGGGTTTATTACAGGAATGGGATAATGCAGAATTAGAAGATTGGGGTTTAGATATTCCTAAAGAATTTGTTACTCAATTAGAGGCAGAAGAAGATGACTTTGCTGTTCCCGAAGACGGTATTGAAACCGATATTGTTTTAGGTGATTTATTTGAGATAGGCGAACATAGATTATTATGTGGTAGTTCAATTGAGATAGACGAATATTCTAAAATACTAAAGGATGAGTTAATAGACCTTGTTGTAACAGACCCTCCTTATAATGTAGCTTATGAAGGCAAGACAAAAGATGCTTTAAAAATAGATAATGATGATATGAGTAATGATGATTTTTATAAATTTCTGTATGATTTTTATACTTCTATTTATGCTTATATGAAAAAAGGTGCACCGTACTATGTTTGGTTCGCAGATATTGAAATAGTAAACTTTTCAAAGTCTTTAATAGATTCTGGTTTAAAACTTGCTCAAATGATTATTTGGAAAAAGAACAGTTTAGTTATGGGAAGAAAGGATTATCATTTTATTCACGAGCCTTGCTTATATGGATGGAAAGAAGGAGATGCTCATAAATGGTATTCAGATAGAAAACAAACAACTATATTAGAATTTGACAGACCGAGTAGAAATACAGAGCATCCAACAATGAAACCAATCGCTTTAATTAGTTATCAGATACAAAATAGTTCAAAAGCAAAAGACCTTGTTTTTGATGGTTTTTTAGGAAGTGGAACAACAATGGTTGCATCACACCAACTTAAACGTAAATGTTATGGTATGGAACTCGACCCAAAATATTGTCAAGTAATAATTGATAGAATGATTAAACTTGAACCAACAATTAAGATTAAAAGAAACGGAATAGATTATGCCAAGTAGTGACGGATTAAAAAATCTTATACCATTTGTTAAAGGTAAATCAGGAAATCCAAATGGGAGACCTCGAAAATTTGTATGCCTATTAAAAGACATGGGATATAATAAGCAGGATATTAATACAACTATTCAAAACATGATGGCTATGTCAATAAGTGAATTGGCAGAAGTATTTAAGGATGATAATGCAACTGTATTGGAAAAAACAATAGCAAATGCAATTAAAAGAGGAATAGAGAAAGGTACACTATACTCAATGGAAACTTTATTAACTCGAGTTTATGGTCAGCCTAAACAGGAGATTGAATCTAAGAATGAGAACTTAAATAAGAATATTCAAGTAGAAATAATTAAGTCAGATGCTCCAATAGCATCAAGTGAGAAAGATATTAAATTAGACTAATGGAGGATGAACTAACATTAACTTATGAAATGTATTACTCTAAAATAATGAGTGAGTTTATATATCATGTATTGAATTAATATGAGAAAGTTTTTTAAATTTATAAAGTTTATTGAAGAGCAAAGAATCAAAGCCATGATTTATTGCGGTAAGGCTTGGGGGTAATTTTATGTTTAAAACCTCCTGTTTATTCGAAGCTAATTATAATGCCACAGAAGATATATTAGTTAATCAGGGGGGTTCAAGTTCAGGCAAAACGTATTCTATATTACAAGTATTATTTACTAAAGCAATTAGTGAGTACAATGTAATTACAGTAGTAGGTGAATCAATACCTAATCTTAAAGCAGGTGCATTAAGAGATGCTTTAGATATCTATAATAGTTCAGAAGTATTAAAGTCATTTGTAACTGATTATAATAAGTCAGATAGGATATTTACTTTCATTAATGGCTCAGTAATGGAGTTTAAATCTTATGAGGATTCTCAAGGTGCAAAGTCAGGTAAACGTGACTATCTATTTATCAATGAAGCACAAGGTATAAGCTATGATATATTCAATGAGTTATACATGAGAACTAAGAAACAAGTTTACATTGATTATAATCCGAATGCAGAATTTTGGGTACATGAGCAATTACTTAAGCAACCGAATACAAAGTTATTTATATCAGACCATAGGCATAATCCATTTGTACCACAAAAGATAAGAGATAAGATTGAGGGTCTAAGATTCAAAGACATGGAATTGTTTAAAGTCTATGCAAGGGGATTAACTGGTAAGATTGAGGGATTGATATTCAGGAACTTTGATATAGTTGACGATGTACCAATGGAAGCAGAATTAATCGGATTAGGAATGGACTTTGGATTTACGCAAGACCCAACCACATTAGTAAAGGTATTCAGGCATAATGGTGAATTAATCATTAAAGAACTAATATATCAAACAGGATTGACAAACTCCGATATAATAAACAAACTTCATAATTTAGGCATAACTAAACAGATGCACATTATAGCAGATAGTGCTGAGCCAAAGTCAATCGAAGATTTAAGGAGAGGTGGATTTAATGTTGATGGTGCTAACAAAGGACCAGATAGTATTCGTAACTCAATAGATACTTTAAAAGCATTTAAGATAAATATAACAAGGGATTCAGTTAATGTGATTAAAGAGTTTAGAAGTTATAAATGGGTTGATGGTAAGCCTAATGTACCTGTAGATTATAATAACCATACCATTGATGCGATTAGATATGTAGCATTAAATAAAATAGGTAAGAATACAGGGAAATATAGTTTTATGTAAAAAAAGAGGGCAGGAAAACATGAACAAACCTACCCTCATAGAACAACAAAACAACTTAACAAATATACACAAATATTTTACAAATATTGTAATTTAATATATATGAGAATACCAACATCTTATAAGCAACTTAAAGTAGAAGAGTATCAACAAATTGAGCCATTGATTAATGGTGATTTGGATGACCAAGTAAAGATATTATCTATACTTTCAGGACTTTCAGTTGCTGAGATTGAAGCCATTGAAATAAAGAAAGTTCGAAGATACTTTGTTTTATTATCTTTCTTAAAGAGCCAAAAATGGAATAAGAATCCAAAAAAGTACTTATTCATTAAAGGTAACTTATACAGAGCCACATTAGATGCTGAGATGTTAAATACTGCTCGTTATGTATCAATCAGTACTCTAATGCAAGATAATAAGGCTATTGAGAATTTATGTGATATTGGTGCTTTATGTTATGAGAAACTAACATGGAATGGTTTTAAATATAGTGATAAATATCACAAAGAATTAGCTAAGGAATTAAAGAAACAAAGCATTGCACATATCTATCCGGTTGTTTTTTTTTGTTTAAGAGCATTACTGCACTTGAGCAAAACTTCGGTAGCTTATTTGGAAGCGGAGAAAATAATACAGGAGAGGATGGAGGAGATAATGGAATTAATCCAAGAGGGGATTTTGAGCGATATTGGGGATGGCAACATATAATCATTGAAATGAGCGAAGGCAATCCAATAATTGAAGATGCTATTTATGAATGGGAGGTCATTAGGTTTCTTAATAGATTAAGTTATTTAAAGGAGAAAGCACAGATGGAAGAGCATTTAAACAGAATTAAACTATTGAATAATGGCAGATAATGTTCAAAGTCAGTTAAAGCAGTTACTTGATAACTTTGGTATTCAGTTAGCAAAGGATTTAGAAGTTTCAATGAATAAGGCTTTAAAGGATGGTAGGAAACGTGGCAAAGGTGGACCTCAACAAGCAGCACTACAATTCAATCCTGAAATAAAAGCAGATAAAAGTACATTTAATTTAAAAATTAAGGCTTCCGGTGATTATTGGTATTATATAGAGAAAGGTAGAAAGAAAGGTAAAATGCCACCTCCATCGGTATTTGATAAGGAATACATGGGAAAGAATAATATCAGGGTGCAAGATATAATGCTTGATATTACTAAGGCTAAAAAAAAACCATCTTATCTAAAGGCAGTTAAACAATTCGCATGGATTATGGCAAGGTCAATAGGCCGTAATGGTATAAAACCTAAGCCATTTAGAGATAGAGTAATTAACGATGGTAGGATAGATAAATTAGAGCAAGATGTGGCCAAGATAATAGGCAAAGATATAACAATACAATTAACAGGAATATAAAATGGCAGTATCATTATTACAAACTCCATCAACGACTAAAGCAACACCTGCATACAATGAGAATTGGTTTATTGCAACTTCAACACAAACTGCACAACCAAATTTTAAATTTACAGTTAAAATAACCGATGTAACGACATCAACTCAATGGACTGAACAGATAGAACCTGTTTATGGTACTAATAAGATTTATTTTGATGCAGGTGCTTATGCTGAGAAATACATGGTTAATTTCTTTGACGATAATAGTTATGGTTGGAAATTATGCACTAATGCTTATAGAAAGATAACAGTTAATATAGGTGAAACTTATGGCAGTACTCCGACATATGCTTCAGGAACTAATTTAACTTACAATGTTTGGAATGCCGGATTAGATACACAAACATTCGCTTATTACAATGCAGATAATTATTTATTTAATCAAACAACTCCAAACTATGTATTTTTAACTTCTGTTGATTCAACTTATAAAGTATTTAATGATAGAAGTAATTATTTATATTTTTTAGGTACTGTTGGAAATATAACAGATTTAGCTTCTATCTCAATAACTACTTACGATGCTAATGGTGGATTTATAGGAACTTCAACAATAGATAGACCATCTTATTCAACTGGTTTAATACAACATCAATATCAATGTATTGATATCGGAGTTAAGGGATTAACTAATATACCATCAGGATTAGTTAGTGGTGTTTATCCTATTATTACTTCATCAGTTGCAAGTTATCAACTATCAATACCTGCAAGTCCGAGACCATTAAAATTAGGAATATTTACAATAGAATGTTCACCAAAATATACAGTTTATACATTGCACTATCTTAATCAGAAAGGAGGTTATGATACATTGCATTGTAATAAAGTATCTGAAAAAACATCTACTAAGACTGCAACTACATTTAAGCAGAATCCTTGGAATGAGGTATCTAATGTAATGACTTACAATCCATCAATGATGCTTGAAAAAACACAAGGCATAACAGTAACCGATTCATTAAAACTTAATAGCGATTGGTTAACTCAGGCCGAGTTTGATAGACATCGTGATTTATTTGCATCAACTGATATTAGATTAGATTTAGGCAGTTCAACACCTAATATAGCAGTTAAGATAACTAATGGCAATTATATACAAAAGAATAACGATAGATTAAGAATGCTATCCTTTGATTTGAGTTATACATTTAACAACCATAGACAACGTGGCTAATAATATAAAAGTAATACTAATTGACCAATCAGGTGCTGAATACGATGTAAGTTATATTCAAGAGATACCTATTTCACTTAATCTATTAATAGCAGATGTTAGAAGTCCTGACAAGAGAAATGCTTCATTTAGTAAAACCATTACATTTCCTGGCACAAAGGAAGTGGATAGATTCTTTAGTTTAATTTGGAAGATTAATTTAGAGTTAACGACATTTGACCCAAGATTAAAATGTGGTATTAGATATTATGTAAATGAGAAAATACAATTAAAAGGAGATTTACAATTACTGAATATTGAGATTGATGCACTAAGTAAAGAAACAACTTATTATACATCAGCTACAGGGACATTAGGAAATTTATTTATTGAGATAGGTGATAAGCTAATAACAGGTAATATTGATAGTACAAATGATATTGATTTAAGTCCTGCTAATCACATATTGAATGAAGCACAATTAATAGCTACATGGACCGCTCCATTCTCACCTGTATTTGTTTATGGATTGATAGATTATGGTAAAAATTTAGGAAGTCAAACTACATTCTATGTAAAAGATTTTAGACCTGCATTAAGAAAGAAATGGCTATTAGATAAGATATTTGCTAAAGCAGGTTATACTTATACATCTAATTTCTTAAGTAGTAATGAGTATTTTAACTTTGTACTTCCTGCAACTGACCCAAACTTATCAATGTCAGATACCGATGTTGCAAATAATGAATTTTATGCAGGTAGGACATTAACAGAACAGACATTTAACATTCCATTAAATTATTCAAGTACTCAATTAATATGGTATCCGAATATTGTTAGTGGTGTACCTGTACCGCCATCAATAGGAAACAATTTAATATTTAATGACGATTCAACACCTCCATTTAATGATGCAGGTAATGCTTATAATAATACTACAGGATTTGTATCTTATCCTTGGGCTCCCAATGTATTTTTACCATCAAGGAATTACAATTCAGTAGTTGAGTTCTATTTAGTATTTAATACTTCGGTTGCTGCTGCTTCATGTCAGTATAGTGGTAATATAAATTTGACAATAGGAAGTACAATACAAACAATATTTATAACTTCATATTTAGGACCTCCAACACCTCAAAACGTATTTACATCTTATATATATCAGCATTCAATAATACATCAAACAACAGGATGGGTAAATAATCCATTAAATGTGAAATTTACAGTTGATTATTTATTTAATGTGAATTTATTAGATGCTTCAAACAATCCAATATCAACAGGTACTGTAAGCATAGATGTTAAAATTAAAACAGGCTCATTCTTTAATGCTAAATTAGTTGATTATAACATTCAGGAGGGCATGACTGTTGAAATGAATAAAACATTACCAACAGAAGTAAAGCAGTTAGATTTTTTAACAAGTGAGATTAAACTTCATAATCTTTACATGGAGGTTGACCCAAATAATGATAAGAATTATATTATTGAACCGAGAGAGGACTTTTATTCCGGTGAATTAGATTGGAGTGATAAAATAGATTTAAGCAGAAAATATAAGGTTGGTCCTGTTGGTTTATTAGATGCTAAGAGATACGAATATACTTATCAATCGGATTCAGATAAATACAACAAAGATTATACAGAAACCTATAAAGAGAATTATGGATTTGCATTCCATGACAATGTAAGTGACTTTGTAAAGCCTACAATAAAAACAGATGTTATTTATGCAGGTACTCCAATTGTAGGTAATACACAAAACGGACTTGTTATTCCTAAATTCTACAAAGAAGATAATAATCAAATACAACCTCTTAAAGTAAAAATAAGGTCTTTATACTTTGGTGGATT